GGCTAAATTGCTAAATATTTTTACATCTTTTAAATTTGCCTTTTCTTTCAATTGCGAAGTATTATCCTCTACTTTTTCTTGTAAATTTTCTATATTATTTTTATTAGTTTCTACTTTGGCAGCAAGATCTTTAACATCTCCGATTTTATTTAGCTCTTCTATATTCTTCTCTGCTTGTACATTAGCAGTATCTAAATTTTCTTTAGAAATATCTGCATTAGTTTTACTTAGATCTAATCCTTTTTTACAAGTATTAGCATTATTAACGCTTGTCTCTACTTCCTCTATTTTATTAGATGCATCGGTTATAATGTTTTCAACTTCTGTTATTTTAGTACTAGCATTTTTAGTATTAGTTTCTAATTTAGAATTAATATTAATTCCTGTAGGAATTGTTGTATTCTGTAAAGTATCCCTTACTTCTTTAGCTTGATCAAGCACTTCTCCTATATTCTCTATCTCATCAAGTTTATGGTCTATCTCTTCTAAGATAGTGCAAGTAGGTGTACTTACAGTTCCATCTACATCTAATACACTTGCTACCACTTCTATATTTATATAAAATGTACTTTTCTTTTCTAAAGTAGTTTTATTAATAAATTGTAATTCCGCTTTAACTATTCCATTTGTTGTTGTTAATTGCTTATCTGCTTTTATAGTTACAACATTATCTTTAATAGTAATATTAGTATTCTGTATTAATGGCACCTGATCTCTCTTAAAAGCTTTTAGCCTACAATTATAATTGCTTAAATCTGCTGGTAAACTCTTATCATAGACAATTATTTTAAGTATAATATCATCTAATTGCTTACAGCTAAAATCAATATCATACTTGTTATTAATATCTAATCTTTCAGTTTGTAATTCTTGTATCATTTAACCATCCTTTCTTTTTTATATTAATCCTTCATTTTTTAATACCATTCTTATAAAGTGCTTTAAGTTATATCCCTTTCCAAAATCATCATCTTTAATATAAAAAGCATCATTTTCAATAACTAAATGATCTATTCCAACATCTCGAAACCATAATTCATCCATATTAGATAATGTTCTATATAATGCACTATATTTATCTCTGTTAATTACTTCAATGTCTTGTACACCTACAGTTCCATCTTTATTAAATCGCATAACTGTCTTTCCTTTACTGTCTTTCACAACTAATGCACCATTCTTAATTGTTTGACCATCTGAATCAAATATAACATTCATTTCAGTCTCATTCTTAATAGCAATTAATACACTTTGTGCATTTTTTTCAACTAATGTACTAAAGTCACCTTCACTTACTTTTTCTCTTATAACTTTAGCTGTTTGTTCTCTATATGATCCAAAATCCTCTTCACTTACCTTCTCCTCTATTTTCCCATCTAATACTTTAATAGATGCCTCTCTATCTTCTTTTTCATTTTTAACACTTAGTTCAATTTCAGAATCTCTTTTTTCCATTGTTACTTTTAAATTATTATTTTCTTTACTTAATTCTTCTTTAGTTTCTTCTATTTTATTGTTAGTTTTATTTATGGTATCTGTAAGAGATTTTATTTTATAGCCTACCTCGCATCCCAATAATTTACCTGTAATTGCATCACGTTTAATCTTATATACTCTTCCTTTTTCTACTATCCCAAAAGGCTTTATATTAACATTAATTATGTCTCCTATAGCAACTCTACTATCCATATTAGAATAATCATTGTCTCCAAATGTTATACAATCCGAAAGCTCAACAAAATCTAAATCTAAATTAAAACTAACCTGATTTACATGTTCTTTATTAAACTTATCTAAGCAAGCTTGTCTCAACAATTTATATGCCTGTTCTGTTGTTATTATTTCATCACTATTAGTAATATTCCCCCCACTATCTGTTTCAGCTTCTACAACTCCAATATTGCTAAATTCAACTATTCTAGTAAAAGGATTATGGGAATTAAAATTACTAGCTTTAATAGACTTTTCAGGAAGCATAAGACCATCTTTACCTAAAGGAACTATCTCCGTGATTAAATCTGTATTTTCTAATGTCATAACTGCTCCTGTAATGTTTTTAGTGTAAGTAACATTAATTCCTTTATCTTCTCCAATAGAGTCAACAATATTAACTTCAAAATTATTAAATTCAAGTTCTCCACCATATCTATTTACTATAGTATTGTCCTTGTCTCCTATAAGTGCATCTAGTGCACTATATCTTACAATTCTAAGGTTGTTAGTAGTTGTATTAATATCTTTATTACCCGTAGTGAAATTATGCTTATTAAATGTATTATTAAGTACCTGTGCAACTGCTTCTCTTCTTATTTTTCCCACTATATTAGTATCTAGTACAACATTATTTTCTAACCTAGTGGTCAATATATGTTGTGCAAATATATCAATATTCATATTATCTAAGCTTGGTTTACTTCTCCTAATAACAAATAATTGATTTTCTCTTTTATCCCATGTAGGAATCTTTACAATAGCACCAGGAACTAACATACTACTAATGTTTTTATTATCATTTATTGGATAAAAAATATTAGTATTAAATCCTTTATTTATTTCCTCTTCTGTTTCTACTTTTAAAACTTCATTAAGTACATAAGCATTATGTTTAAAATTACTTTCATTTTCTTCATATAAATTAATCATATCCAAGTCCTCCAATACGGAATAATTTCAACACTTGTAATATTGCCATTCCAACTTATTTCATTTTCTCCAACATCAAAATAAGGGAAATCACCTTCCATGAATTTCCCTTTATTATTTAAAACTCGTTGTATATATGGATCACTTACTATTGTTATACTGCCACCATTTATATCAGTAATATTAAAAGTACGGTTATTAATAGTAAATGTCGCTGCACCTTTACCACGAATAGTAATTGTAGGATAACTTTCATGTGTACTCTTCATATTACATAAAGTAGTATTAGTAGTTAATGCTATTGGAATGTCACCTTCAAGCAAATAACCAAACGGCTTACAAGTAAATGTAATTGTAAATTTATGTAGCATATTTCTTACAATTTGTTCTAATGGAATTTTATTTCCTATATATGCTTTATAGTATCTATCTGGCAAATTATCAAATATTACTTTTCCACTACCTCTAAGCCACATTAATACCTTATCAAACCTATTCCCTACAAAGTGGCATACACAATTCTTGTCTATTAAATCATAACCTGTAGATTTAAGTACTTGTGTTCCTCCAGGAATATTGGTTGAATCAATTCTTTCTTGAGGTCCACTTATAGAAGGTAAACTTTCAACTATTAAATTCATATCATCAGAACTAACATTATTAAATTTAAACATTTCTAAATTACCTCCTTAATGTGTTTTCCTGTAAAATTCTGCTTCTTGCATTAATTGTTTAACATCTGTATTTCTATTATTATTAAAATTTTCAATATTGAGTATCAATTCCCTTTTGGGGCTTCCATTTGTAGAATTATTAGAATTTGAACTTGTTTCAAATGATGGAGTATAAGCATTTGAATTCAAATTAATTTGCATATCTGTTGTTAATCCTTTAATTGAATCAACAACTTTACTTTTTGTCTTTTCTATGCCTTTAGAAAGTCCCTCCATAAAGTCCGGCATCCAACTTTCGTAATCTGTTAATGGTCCAACATCTGGAACTGAGAAATGTAAATAAGATCTTATATCTTGTGCTATTCCTTTTACTGCATCTCCAACTGCACTTGCTGCATTTTTTATTCCATTAACTAATCCTTGTATAAAATCTTTTCCCCATGTAATTGCTTCTCCTGGAAGTGATTTTATAAAACTTATTCCACTACTAAATCCACTAGTGATAATACTTCCTAATCCACTAAGAGCATTGCCTATTGAACTACACATATTATTAAATGCAGTACTAGCCATGGAAGGAAAATTACTAATTATACTACTAATAGTACTAGATACATTATTCCATATGCTACTTACTGTAGATAATATAATGTTCATTACTCCTGTTATAGTAGTTACAATACCATTCCATATATTGGTTACTGTTGTAGCTATAGTTGTACATACGCTAGATATTGTGGAACAGATACCATTCCATATTGAACTTGCTAAATTTTGTATTCCAGTCCATAAAGACGAAATAAAAGTGCTAAAATCTTGCCATACAATTTGCAATCCATTAATTAAACTAGCACAAAATTCGCTAATAAAACTACAAATTGTATTCCATACACCCTGTGCTATATTTGAAATTCCGTCCCATATATTACTTAATGCACTTGAAATATTATCCCATATTCCACTTAAATCAGTTCCTAATTGTGTAAAATCGCCAGTAACTAAATCACATATAATAAGAATAGCACCCATGAATATATTTTTAATTACTTCCCAAACACCATTAATTACTTCGCCCCAGCCACTAAAAATTTGAGTTATCCCATCAATAGTCCCAGAAAAGTTAGCAGTAATATTTTGCCCCCATTCAGTAATAATTTCAATTATGAAATTAAATACTGTAGAAAAGATTTCTTTTATTCCATCCCATAAGTTACTAAAGAACTCTTTTATTCCATTAAATGCATTTTTTATTCCTTCAATTAAACTATTAATAAATCCATCTATCGTATTTCTAAAACCTTCACAATTATCATATATGAGTTTAAAAGCTCCAGCGAAAGGATTTACTAAGAGTAATGCTAATCCTTCCCAATTATTCTTTATAAAATCAACAACAGTATTAAAAGCACTTGGTAAAGTATCAGTAAAAAATGATACTATAGAATCTATTGCACTGCTACATGCACTGCAAATTGTATCCCATAGATTAATCCAAAATTCTCTAAAAGAATCGCTTGTATTCCAAAAATAAACAAAGGCAGCAACTAAACCAGCTATCGCAATAACTACCAGTCCTACTGGAGACAAAATAAATCCTATTGCTGTACTTAATAAGCCCATAGCACTTGAACCTAAACTACTTGCCTTGCTTGCTAATTGCATAGTTGTCGCAAATTCTTTTATTTTTATTGTTGCTCCCATTAATGCACTTATTCCTGTTGCCATTTTCCCTATAATAATTAATACCGGACCAAGTGCTGCTACTAAACTAGCTATTACTACAATAACCTTTTGAACAGTTGGACTTAAATTAGATAACCATGTAACAAGTCCATTAATTTTATTAGTAAATGCTTCAATCCAAGGGAGTATAATATCACCAATTTGAATTCCTAATCCTTCTAATGCACTTTGTAAAAGAGTTGCTTTACCTTTTAAATTATCAAGCATTGTTTTTGCTTGCTCTGAAGCAGCACCGCCAGCGTTACCTATTTGGTCGTATAAATTCGACCAACTATCTGTACCATCATTTACACTTGCTGCTAAATTAGTACATGCAACTGCTGCTTGATCTGCATCCATTTCAAACATACTCATCATACTATTAACATTATCTTGTAAAGGTAATGTTTCATCATAAGCATTTTTCATATCATTCAATGTTCTTCCATGCTCTTCAACATTGTAATTAACTGATGCTAACGCATCTTTTAAATCTAATGTACTTCCTGTAACACCCGATAATAAGCCCTGAACTGCTGCTATATCTGTCTTATTAAAAATTTTAGAAATTACTTGTGCTTTTTCTCCAGAACCTGCTTCTGATAATCCTGCGTTTATATCTTTTAAAATGTCTGGTAATGCCCGCATATTCCCATCAGCATCTAAACATTCAACTCCAAGTTGTTTTAATACACCGGCTGCTGTATCTGTTGGAGCACTTAAACTTAAAATAACATTTCTTAAATGTGTTCCACCTTCGGCTCCTTTAATTCCTACATTGGCTAGTTGCCCTAATGCGGTATTCATTTCAGTAACTCCGCCTTTTAAAGTATTAGCAGTACCTCCAACAGTTAATATTGCCTCACCCAGTTGACTTACACTTGTATTCGATTTTTGAGAAGTTTTTGCCATTTGATCAACTAAAACTGTTGTTTGGTCTGTAGTAAGATTTAATGCACTTGCTGCATCAGTAACCATATCACATGCAGTTCCAAGCTCCATGCCACCAGCTGCTGCTAAATTTAAAACATTCGGTAAAGTAGAAATAGATTTGTCAACATCATAACCAGCTAAAGCTAGATAATTTAAAGCTTCACTTGCTTCTGTTGCACTGAATTGAGTTGTCGCTCCCATGTCCTTTGCTGCATCTTTTAATCTTTCAAAATCTTGTGCTTCTTGTGAACTGCTATCATGCAATTGGTCTGTAGTATATCCCATAGTTGCAGCCACTTGTGACATACCGCTCTGAAAATCACTTGCAAACTTAACAGCTCCTGCTCCTATTGCTGCAACTCCAACTGTTAATGGTAATAAGCTTTTACCTGTTTGAGTTGCTTTTTCTCCGAAACTTGCCAAATGTTCTTTTGCTGCAATAAAACTAGGACTTACATTTGTTCCAAAATTTTTAGATTCTATTTCTAAGCCTTTAAGCTTTTGCTCTGTATTTTCTATTTCTCTTTCAAAAGCTCTGTATTGTTCTACGCCTATTTCACCTTTTTCAAATTGAGCTTGTACTTGTGCCTGTGTAGATTTTAATGTTTCTAACTTTTCTTTTGTCTTTTCAACTGATTCTCTTAAAATATCCTGTTTTTGCTTTATTAATGTAACATTAGTGGGATCAAGTTTTAATGCTACATTTACCTTTTTTAATTCACCTTGTAAACTTCTACTAGAAGTATTGACCCCTTTTAAGGCTTTATCTAACTTAGTAGTATCTCCTCCAATTTCAACTGTAATACCTTTAATATTACTCGCCATGAATTTCCTCCTTTCGTAAAAATATAAAATAAAAGACTAGGTAAAATTCCTAGCCTTTCTTAAATCTATTTCTTAAGCTTTCTCTATCTGGTTGTGTTTGTTCCATAATCCAACATTTTTCAAGGTATTCTTGACCTTTTTCTGTTTGGTTATATTTATAAATAATTGAATCTCTTAAATACGCCCAAAATTCTATTATATTAAGCTCATCTATTTGAATAAAATTTAATCCTGTATATTCACTTATTAATTTTTCTTCTATTGTATTAATTTCATAGTGCCCTTTGTTTTCATCTTCAGGATAGTAGGGCACTTTTAGTTTGGGAGATTTTTAGTTTGGGATAACCATTCAAAATATGAAGTTAATAGATTGGACATTTCATCAAAATCCATATCGTCTATATACTCTAGTGGTATTTTTTTATTTTCCTTATTTTTATTTAAAATTAAATTAATACATTTTGTTAATTCTTCCATAGTGTTTTCTTTAGCCTTACTAAGTCCAGTAAGGCGTTTTAATAATTTTACTTTAGGAGGTTCTACTTTAACATCTATGTTGTTCTCAACCTCTCCAACTTCATTCGTAATACTTAATTTAACTTCAAAATATCTTGAGTTTACACTTTTTACATCAAACATTTTTAAATCTCTCCCTTCTGTTTTTCTGTAACTACTGGAATGTCTTCCTTGTAGTTAATTAAAGTTCCTTCACTATCATGTGGTTGTGCTTTAAATTCTGCATCAATTACGGTTTCTTTATCTTTTGCAAAACTAAAACTAAATCCAGCTTCATTCTTACCAACAACACTAACTCGTATATCTCCGTCTGCTTTATCTTCATGTAGAAATCTTATTAAATAGTCTTTTCCATCCTGATTGCCTGCTCCACCAATTTTTACAATTCTTGTACCTTTAACTTTATCTTCTGTAACTCTTGCAGTACTGCAAAGTTTTGTTAATGTCTTACCGCACCATGTCATAATACCACTTTTAAGAGTTGCTTCTTCTTCTGTCATAACAGTTTTGCTTTTTAGACCTAAATCATCTTTTGCTGTATAAAAAGTAGGCTTATATTCAAGCGTAGCACCTCCTTGAATTAACCCTACTTGGTTTATTTCTGCTTCCACAACTGTATCTTCTGGTATTCCTGTCGCTGAATCATATTCCAAAACGAATAATTTACCTGATCCTAAAACAATCTTTTCTTTTCCATCTACTGACATATTTATTCCTCCATTTTTTCATATAAATTAAAGTCGTATGAGGTTTGAAACATCTTTTCAGAATCTAACCACACACGACTTTTTGAATAATTTATTGATTTTTCTTTTAATAGATCTTCTATTAATTTTTCTTTTTCTCTGTTTATTATGTCTGAATATAATTCAACTGTTATATCTCTATCACAAATACAAAGTTGATTATCAGCTCCTGAAGAATTTTCATCCATAGTAAAAATAATATATGGAAGCTTAGGAGCTTTTTTAAAGCAAGTTTCAGCAACATTTAATTTAGTAGTTTCTAACCATTCTTTTATCTTAGTCACCCTGTACAGCCTCCTTTGTTAATTGTTCCATTCTTTTTTTGGCTAAATCTTCCCCATATTTAATATGTGGATATGCCTTCGTTCTTCCACCACCAGCAAGAGCATGACCTTTTTCAAGCAGATGAGTAAGTCTATAATATGGTGATTTAACATGCCACGTTTTTCTCTTTGTGAATGGACCTTCATATGAATTATTAATTCTAAAGGCTTTAACATATTTTCCCGTTGGTTGCTTAAATGCAATATGCTTTTTTATCTCTTCATCTACTTCTTTGGATACTTTATCAACATTACTTTTAGTTTTTTTAGTAACACTAGCTGAATACAGACTTAATTCTTTATTAATTGCATCAGCAAGGCTATCAATTTGTACTATTGACATTATTCCTGTACCTCTAATTGCCTTAATGTTAAATCTAAGCTTGGAGGATTACATTCATATTTATCCTGTACAAGTTCAATTGAAAACTTACCTCTACCTTTAATAGTAAGCAAATCATGATTATTTATATTACTTATAAGTGGAATTCTTATAACCATATCTGTCTGTACTTGTACAGCTTTAGCAGCATAGTGACGATTAAGTCCCAAAACTCTTTTATCAAAATTTAACCCTGTATATTTAGATGTTTTTTGACCTTCTTCATCTTCAGAATAAATATCACAAATACCATCTTTATAAGCTTGAAATTCAACTTTTCTGTTTTGTATCTTCACTATCTGAATCCCCCTGTGCATTTGCTTGATATTCTAAATGTAAAGATAGCAATTCACCTTGAAAATTAATTTCAAAAACTTCTAATGCTTGCGAATTAGCATATCTAACATAATCAAGTAATAATGATTTTGGTGAATCTTCAACTGTATAATCTAAAGAAGACACACCTGCTATTTTATTCAGATGTGCCATTCCTCTTTTAATCATACCAGTAAGGTTTTTATCTGTTTTTTCATCATACCAGCTTATATGAAGATAATCTTTTACATCTTGTAATAATACCTTTAATTCATCTTCTGACATTTAAATCACCTCAATTAAGCCTGTTCTTTAGTCTTAACAGTTCCCTTTACTGTTACATTGTAAGTTAAATCTTCTAAATCACTAATATTTAATAATATAAATGCATTATCATCTAAAGCTTGACCATTACCAATAAGCTTTATAATGTAATATCTTTCATCTTCTAAAAACTTATATTCATCTGAATACTCAATTTTACCTTCTTTACTTCCTGTTCCTATTCCCATTGCATACTTTTTAGCAAGTCCAAGTATTGCTTCACCTTCTGCAACTTGTGTTGATTGTACAATAGTAGTTGGATAAGGTAATACATTATTTTTATAAGTACCATCTTGTAATTGAATAGTAGTTGCTGGCATAACCTTTTTGTAATAGTCAAAAGGATTAACTATTAATACAAGGTCTGAAATTGTTCTCGCTTTCTTTTCATCTACAGGATCTTTAGCCAATGTTGCTAATAAAGTTCCAAATGTCTTAGAAGATAAATCTTTAATTGCAACAGAAGTTTTCTTAGGATATACTCCACCAGTTACACTTACTCCTTCATGAATATCTCTATTCATGCCTATAGGCATATCTTTTCCTGTTCCATTTATAATTCCTTCTTCAAGTCCATATGCAACTGCTTCTGAAAGTACAGCTCTTACATATGCATCTACCCATTGTGGACCAACTAAAAGCATATCCTTTGCTACTGGCATAAATGCTGTTAATTTATTTAAACTTAAGTCAAGCTTTCCAATAGCTCCTTCTAATTCTTCTGTAATTGTTGAACCAATAGTTCCCCATTTCGCTAATTGAATTCCTTTTTTATTCATAAGCATCTTAGTTAATGCAGTCATGTTTTGAAAATCAATCATTTCTAATAATTGATGTTCTGCTCTCATATCAACCATTACATTATCAATTACTGTTTCAGGTAATGCTATATCAAGATTAGTTATTGCTTGTCTAGGATTTGAGCTTTTAGCTGCATCAATCCAACCTTGATAGAACTTAGTTTCCTTTTGAGTTAATTGGTGTATACCTCTCTTTTGAAGTATTTCTTTGTCTTGCGTTTCTTGATATACTTTGAAATCATCAAGTACTTCTTGTTGTACTCCTGTAGCAAATTCAACAAAAGCATTAATCATATCCTCTTGATTTTCAGATTGCATTGCTGCTCCGAATTTTTCAGTTAATTGTTGTCTTAATATATCTTTTGATAACATTATTTATTTCCTTCTTTCTTCACAAATTTTTGTCTTAATATTTCATAATTATTTCTTTGTTTTTCAAATTGCTTAGGTACTTTTATAGGAGTTTCAGCCTGCATAATTTGAGCTTGAATACTTTGTTTAAATCTTTGTTGTGCTGCTTCAATTGTCTTATCCTCTTGACCTGCAATTTCATCACACAATCCATATTCTAAGCATTGACTAGCATTTAACCATGTTTGATTATCCAATAATTGTTTTAATGTAGCTTCATCAAGCTTCTCACCTGCTTTAGTTAAATATGAACTACAGCTTGCTTGGTCAATAACTTCAACATCATTTGCTGCTTTTCTTAATTCTTCTGCATTTCCATAACACCCAATAGACGCATGATGGATCATCATTAATGCATTAGTTCCCATCACAACCTTGTCACCAACCATAGCAATAACACTTGCTATGCTACATGCAAATCCATCAATATAAACATTAACCTGTGCAGGATGTCTTTTAAGTTGGTTATAAATTCCTAAGCCTTCTTTAACTTCTCCACCATATGAATTAATATATAAATTGATTTCACTTGTACTTTGATTGCTTTCAAGTACTTGTTTTATATAGTTTGCACTTGTTTCACTCTCCAGTTTCTCACCAGTCCACCAGTTATATGAATCTCCCTCTACATTATCATAAATATAAATATCTAATACATTTGGCTTGTTAACCTGTTGTTTTATACTAAACATAGTTTTATTCACTATTCTCACCTTCCTTCGAATTAATTTCATTTATTCCTTGATAGTTTTTTGTAATCCAATGTTTCTCACTCCATTCAGTATTTAAAACAGTATCTTTTAATTTCTTCTTTAAATCATCAATGCTATACATACCACAAGCAATGAGCTTATCAATTTTTTCAGCAATACTAAATATATCTATATGCTTGATATTAGTAATATCAACATATAGATAGCTGCCTTTTAAAAAATTAGATTTCCCATACCTTTTTCGATTAATTTCAGTTTGAATAAGGTCAACTATAGGATCTATACAAAAAGTTAAAAAATTATTTGTTATTTTATCTATATCAGCAATATCACCTTTTAATAAAGCTGGTGACATTCTAAGTGCTTGTGCTGCTCTTGTAAATGCATCATCAAGTATTCTTGTAATATCTCCAAGTTCATTTGTAGCTTTTTTACTTCCTTCACCAGTTATTTCAGTATATTTAACACCCTTTGGAAGATCTACAATAGCATTTTCAGCTTCAAAGTAATTTTTAAACTTTTTTGTAAATAGTTCTTCAATTTGTTTTCTTTTCTCTTCATCACCTTTGGCTATTGCATCAAGTTCTACTGTACCCTTACGACCTCCAGCACGCTTATATTTACCTTTAGCAAGTGATAAAAGTTCATTATATCCTATCATCAAATTATTGTAGTATTTTCTTATATCATCATTGTTATATTTAAAATACAGCACATCTTTCATATAGAACTTTTTATCAAAAGTAAAATCTTTTTTAGTTACTTGTTCAAAATAATCTTCATATATTGCATGTTCTTCTCTATAAAAAGAATCTGCAATAATCAATTCATTATTAAATTCTACAATTAGTACTTCATTGTTTAAAAGTAACTTACTTACAAACTCTTGAATAAATTCACTTGAATTTTGATTTTTGTTAGGTTCAATATTCCAAAGATAGTATTCATCTGAATTCACTTCTTTTTTATTTAAAAAAGTTTTAAACTCACACTTAGCAACGCATGAAGCTATAAGATTAATACCAGTTTGAAGTGCAAATGCATCAATTGCTAAATTAGTACATACACTATCAACTTTTTCATTTAGATATACAGTATTTTTTGAGCCAAAAAAGTCCCTTAAAAAATTAATTATTTTCAATCCTTCACCCCCTTTCAGCCCAAAATAAAAAAGCCTTATTAATTAAGGCTTAATTTCTACAACTGATAATATTTTTTCTTTAATTTCATTTCTAATTTTTATTGGAACTTGCTTGTCTACTATAATATCTTTTATAATTTCCAATATATTTTTAAACTTATCAATATCTTTTATATTTACATCTACTGATAAATATTTGTTTTTATTTATATGAGCATTACCCATAGGTGTTAATGCTCCACTACATTTAACGCATCTTATACCATCAAGTCTTGATATTGTATAATCTCCACAATCCAAACATTTGTAAGCAATTAAATTATTCATTTTTCAATCCTCCTTAATATGTGTAAACTCCAAAATCTTCATATTCTACTCTTTCTCCACTATCAACTAAATCTACACTTCCGCACATAGCAGCAACAAATGCTTTAAATCCATCTGTTTTACGGCTTTTAGGTTCAATCTTTCCATAAGTTATATTTCCTGCTTGACTTGTTATCATACAAGTATTGTTTGCATACCATCTCATGAGTGGATTATCACCCCAAATAATATTATGATTAGCAAATGCACTTGTTATTATTGGTGCAATGAGCATTTCATTTGATGGTCTAGCAAGTCTTATATTATTTGCACCTTTTTTATCTGTATCAAATCCAACATCTCTTAAGGCTTTTGCTAACAATGTATATCTATAATTATCCATCCATAGGGTTGATAAATTATATTCTTGTGCTTTTTGTGCTAACCATAAAGCAGGAACATCTGGAGGAATTTCTACGCCTTCTACAAATGTTAATAATCCTTGTTTCTCCCATTCTTGCAAAGGTGCTTTAATTCTAGATAAGTCATTACAGCTTTCAGATATCCATGAATGAGAAATCCATACATATTTACCCTTCCATTTAAAAAGTAAGCCTGCACAAAGAAAATCTGTAGTTTTCATATAGTCAATTCCAACTAAGCAAGTACATCCTTTTAAATCAGGTATTTCTTGATTAGTAGCAAGTATATTTTCCCATGAAGTTACTTCAATATCTTTATTACCTTCTGGAATATTCATTCTTTTAGTCATGAATTCGGTATAAAGTTGTGGCTGGAACTTCATGTCTTCATATTCTTGATCCATAACTACTTTTAAATTTTTAAAATATCTTAATGAAGGATTAGCCTTTTCCCATAATTCTTTATCATCTACTTCTTCTTTACTCTCCAAATGATAAAGTAATGGTAACATTCTACTTGTATTATTTTCGCCCTCTAGTATTGAATGTGACATTTCTTTATAATCATCAAGTACTCCACCTCTTATATATCCATCTGTAGTTATCATAAACGTTCTGCAATGTTTTTTCTTACCTAAAGCTGACCTGAATACTTTTATGTTATTGTAATTCTCATATTCATGTATTTCATCAAAAATTACACACGCAGGTCTTAAACCATCTTTAGTACGTGCATTAGATGTATTATATTTTATATATGATTTTGTCTTCTTATAAACTATTTTTTCTTTAGTATAATAAAATGCTTTGCTTAACTTCTTATTATTATCAATTACATTGTATACATCTTCAAAACTTGTCTTAGCTTGATTTTCACTATTAGCAACAATATCAACATTGTATTCTTTAATACCATGAAATCCTGTAGTTAAATACCATGAAACTGCACTAATAAATCCATTTTTACCTCCACCTCTACCCATATAGAATAAAAAAGTATCCCAAACTAAAGTTTCATCATCATAGTAGCAATGTATTAATCCAATGATAAACTGTTCCCATGGAAGAAGCTTGTATTGAAAATATTCTTCAATCTTTTCTATTGCTTTATCAATCATTTCTGATTTTATAATTACATTCGGCTGAGATAATTTTTTTTTAACTAATTTAATGGCTTTTTTTATATCTTCATTAGTAATAACCTTGTTGTTCTCAACAAGATCTATATATTTATCAATGTATTTATTAAATATCATAGTTATCATCTTCTTGTGGTAGTGGTTTCAATTCTAACTCACTTAATATTTTTAACATTTGTGCACTAGTTTTGTTTAATTCTGAAATACTATCATTCTTTTTCTTTCCATGCTGCTTACCATTATTCCAATCTACAGATACACCACGTTCTTTAATATCTTCTATTAATCTATTCTTTATATTCCATAAAGACATATAGTCGGAAATTAAATCTTCATAGTGCTTCCCATACGTTCCATTAGATTCTAATTGCTTAAGTAAATCAGCTTTTATTTCATCAAATAAAATATTTCCCAACTTTTGCACACTTTTTTTAGTGCACACTTTTTTAGTGGTGCAACTTCGTGTCCATTTGTATCTTTTTTTCCAAGATTTAACCGTATTTAAAGATACATCATATTTATCAGCAATTTTTTGATATGTCATTCCAGAAATATAATCTTCATAAGCTTTTTCACTATTTGTTAAATTTTCTCTTTCATTCATTTTCACCACCTCTTTTCCTATCAATGCACCCTGTTTTTTATTGTGGGTGCACCCCCCCTCATACGAATTATCAAAATACCTGTTTTGTCGACCCTTACTACCCGTTCTCTTAGGCCTGAAAAAAATCCCATTTTTTTAACCCGGGGGTATCTACAATTACCACCGTTCCTCATTTAACAGCACTTTTGATTTAAACTTAAACTTGGCTTTTTCAGGATGTAATTCATTATGACACTCTTTGCATACACACATTAGATTGCTTCTAGTTAATGCTAGCTCTGGATGCTTGTTAACATGTTTAACATGATGTACTGTTGTTGCTGCACTATATTTACCTTTGGCTTTACACATCTGACATTCTGAATTCTGTTCATCCAACATTTCTTTTCTTAGATGTTTCCATGGTGTACTTACATAAAATCCATGAATGTTTTTATCTCTTAGAAGCTTTTGAATCCAATTAACCAATTCTACTCTATCCATTGTTTCTCAAGCTCCAATGATTTCTTTTTAGCTACACTAAGAATAGCATCACGATTCTTTAATAGGTTAGTCACTGAATCAGATAGCTTTCTTATTTCTGATTCGATCCCCTTACAGCTCTTAATTATATTTCTAACATCTGCATCAGTAATTGATATTACATACTTATGCTTGCATTTAGGACAGATAAAGTATGTTTCTTCTATCTGCTTGTCTTTATTAATCCAATGCTTTTTAACATTCTTCTCTGATAAGTTAAATTCTTTTTGGCATTTATCACACACCACATTTTGATAAGTATTCATATTGCTATTTCCTCCTTGATTTATGAACATAAAATAAGCACCTATTAAACTTATAGATGCTTAAATATAAATTATTAAATTTTAAGAGAATACTCTGAATAATTCGGTTTCTACAATCTTTCCATACTATCATTATAAAACATTCAATTCACCATTAAAACACCATCTTTTTACTATCTCTTTACCATTCTATTCTAATTCCATCCACTCCAAACAATAAAATACCTAGTCTATCTAACATTTGTTTAATCCATCTACTTGGTGTATTCTTTCCAGTATTAAGTTCTTCTGCAATTGTTTCATAGGATTTACTATTTATATAATACATTTCTAATGCTCTATATCTTTCAATAGTCCCTTCTTTTACTTGTTCCTCTTCTAGCATTTCTAATGCCTTCTCAATATGTGAAGTCATTATAAGTGTTTTCGCTTTACTCTGTTTTATACTTAATATAAATAATTCATCACATTGATTTTCCTTTAGATCTAAATCTACTATACCTTGTACATCATTTATATCTGCAATTGAGTAATCAATATGTTTCTTGAAATCATTATAATTTTCCATAAGCAATTTAGTATTTCTAAATGATTTTTGTTTAAATTTATTCTTTTGCTTACTATCATACTTTTTAATTGCCTTTTCTATTATTTCTTCCACTGTTAATTCATTTATACATTCCATTCTTATTCCTCCTGTTATTGTTACTTATACTAGTTAATATTGTAGTATTGTGAAGTATTATTCATACTTCATTCCAAAATATTTATCTGCTATTTCTTTATGATCTAATTCATATTGTTTTAAATATTTCATTGCTGAACTATTTTCACCATTGCTTTCACAAAACTCTCTAAAGCTTTTCTTTTTAAACATACTAGGTTGATTACACCATCTTGCAACAGTTATATACATTCCTCTATATGGGCTTTCTTCATATCCGTTAAACCTCATAACATAAGGCAAACATTTATATTTTATTAGTATTTTTATTCTTTCAAATAAATCAACTATATCTTGCTCCCAAAAATCTAAATCCCATTTATCTTCTCTATCAAATCCACAAAATAGATATAGTTTAGTAGACTTGGTTATATATTTTTTCCATAAAGTAAGCTTGTTTTCTATTAACTCCCTATCTTTTATATAATCAAATGCAAATATATAATCTCCATAGTATTTTACTTTTGAAAATCTTTTTGCTTTTTCTTCCGTCATAAGCCTTATATCAAGTCCCTGTCTAAATTGAAAATATTTTTTTGTATCTTCTAATTCTTTTAAAAGTTCCCTCCATTTAGGGTGAGATAGGAAATTATCATCCCATAAACTTATTCTTTTTCTAGTTGGATCATAAAACTCTGATACATGAGAATTAACAAATGATTTATCGTATTTTTTATTTACACAGAATGGGCACTTTCTAAAACAACCTCTAGTAATAAACCCTATTGAACATTCCAAATAATCTTTGAAATGTGTTTTTGATTCACCTTTTTCTATTTGCTCATACACCCATTCATCATATAAGTAATAATCTGGCATATGATGTTCTATTTCACATGGTAAATTAGGTGCTTTATCAAAATAAAATCCTGTTCCACCATATTCAACATTAGGCATTTGTAATATATCTTCATGTATTGGAGTATCTGTAAATACTTTGCTTATAAATACTTTGCTATACTCTTCTAACTTTTCATATTTAGTGAGTAAAATAACATCATTCCCTAAAGCTTTAAAATATCCACTTATCTTCATACAGGCTAAATTAGGAAATCTATGATTTTTTCTTCCTACCAAATCAGCATCTATTATTGCTATTTTCATTTTCATTCACGTCTGAATGAGTGATCACTCTTTAACCTAGGATTAATTCAATCTCCTTTCAAATTTTGTTCGTCCAATTTACAGCTTGTCTAAATATTAGTATTGTGTATGACTATTCAAATATCTTTATTATCTTTTCATTACCATCACTATACTTAATTCTTGCTATATTATCAGGTAATTGATTATTTTCGACTTGCCATATCTGAATACCTAAATAAGTTTTAAATTCTTTACTTGTGTCACTTTTACTAAGTATATATTTCATAAACTTTTCATAAGTATTAGAATTCATTTCTATTTTAGTGGCTGTTATTTTATCTAATTCTTTTAATGTCTCTTGAATTGTTTTTAATCGAATAAAATAGCTATCCATTTCTATCCTCCAATATTAGTATTGTGAACTATAATTCACTTTCTAAACTTTTAATAATGCCTCTTACTTCAATACATTTTCTATTGTTTATTGCTCTCAAATAATCTTCTGCAACATTTAATAAATCTATTGTAGCTTTCATATTTATCTTTCTTATATCGCTATCAGCATCTTCTTTACCTTTATAATAAGAACCTCTTATTACTGCTTCAACTACTGTCGGCTTATCAGTTAATATAATTTCTTTCTCTATCATTTCCTCAACTAATTCTTTAGACTCACTCTTATCCATTATCATTTCACCCTTCCTCTGTTCCCAACATTAATGTCGCCACCAATTTTACTTCGTATTTTTTACAATATCTAGTGTACTTGCTTGTACACTAGTTGATTTTACTTATTTTATACATAGACTACATATAAATAATGTAGTCTATAATTAAATTATTTTAATATGCTTTTTTTATTATATGTTGCCAATTCCATGGTAATGGATAACTTTTAACATGTTCAAATTTCTTAATTTCTACTGTTCCAAAAGCTCCTGTTTTAAGAATTATTCTGTCATCTCCAACAATATTTATGGGTCCAACAAAAGGATGTACTATAAGCTCTAATTCAATTGAATATCCACCTTCTCTTTTAACATTTATTACATCTACGCTATATGGGAAAACTATTGGTAGTTCAGTTAAATATTCTTTATAGTAATTATTTATTTCTTTTTGGATATATGGAATAAGTAGAGAAATAACCATATCTTGATATAGAATTTCTTTTGAATCTTCAGATGATTTAAATACTTCTTCAGCGGAATATTGTTTTGTATCTAAAGCAAAAGCTTTATTTGTATCAAATATACTAGTTAAACATAATATAAAAATTAATATTGCTATTGATTTTTTCAATAGAATCACCTCCATTCCTTAAACCATATAAACTTTAATATTGATTCTATTAGTAATCCCTTATTACCCTCTATAAAATATATCTTTTTATTATCTTATATACTTTCATCTTAAAATCAATCAAGCTACATATAGTTTACTATGACTTTCATTAATTTATACAATCATATATTCAGTAATCATAGTTGCATCTTTCTATAAAAGTAATATATAAAATACTATAAATACTATTTAGTTAGCTACACTATATTTTTTACATATTCTGAACTATTCTTCTATATACTTTTTACCTATTTCTGCATAATCAATTTTAGGCTTAAGCATATTACACACATCATATAATGAAGTCAAATAATCACTTCTGTCATTAAAATAAACAGCATTATTAGCTATTGCAAAAGCCTTTTCTATTCTTTCAGAAATTGTTAATCTCTCATTTTCTACTATGTGAAGTCCTCTGCTACTTGGTTGTTCAGATATCCATTCTTCAGCTTGTCGTTTATCTTGAAAGGATATATAAATTCCTATTTCTTCTTTATCCATAATGTCATAAAATTTCATATTATCACCTCAAATTTAAAATTGTAGTATTGTGTATTAATTTTCATACCAATCTGCATTTAATATCTTTTCAGCAACCCACTCTTTTGAAAGATTTGGTCTCCCACCATAATTACATCTTATTTCAATTTCACTACCCCAAAATAAAATCCCCATATATGCCAAAGGACTATTCGCTAAAATTGCCTTTATAACCTTATTACTATTGTTATCATCATATTCTTTTCTATCTTCTTCCGAAAGCCATACCCAGACACCTTCTCCATTTAATTTATCAAGATTATCAATTTCTTGTAAATTAGCTTTCCTCATACCACTATTAAACTCTTCCTCTGAAAGTTGTTGCAAAAATTCTCCTTTATATACCATACCTCTTGATTCTACTAAGTTTTTAACTTCATTCATATCCATTTTATTTACCTCATTTCTAAATTTAATACGTCAATTATCTTTAGTGAGAGAGTGTATTATAATTAACCTATTTTTTAAATCCATTAATGCTTAAATTTAAAGCATCGTCTCCAATATCACTCTTTTTATTACTTTTAATGCATTTTTCAAGGGCAGTTTGAAAAGTACCACCCTTATACTCTGCTAATGGCTCTAATACATTAAACAGATCATCCACTTCTTTTATCTTTAATTCTTTTCGCCTTTCATGAAAAGAATCAACTGTTAGCATCTCTTCTATATGACTTTTAAAATCATATAGACATTCACATAAAGTCCTTACCTGGGATATAGATAAATCTATTTGCATCCAACTTACTCTCCTTATTTTTAATATAAAATTATTAATACTAAACATACTAAAATTGAAACTATAATTTTAATTCGGTCTTTTGTTTGCATTTTATTTATCACAGTAAATATATTAAAAACTGTTACAGACATAATTATATAAAATAACATTGTTGCTAAAATTCTAAATTCTTTATATATTGTAAAGTATTCTCCATGTCCCATTATCCTTACCTCTTCTAACAATTACTTTTTAGTCTTTACATAACTATCATTTGTTTTTATATATCCTATTTCATTAAATACTCTTTCTAAAGCTTCTTTAATTACTATACCTTCCTTTTCATGTAACTGCTGAACTTTAGGCTGTATTATTTCAACTATATCCTTTATTACTGCCACCTTTATCACCTCTTACGAATTATTTAGTTCTACTCTTTGCCATGTTAATAAACTTCTCAAACATTCTAACTCTAATCTTTTGTTTCTTAATGCTTCTTGGCAAACACTATATTTATTCTCTGCCAAACCTCTTCTTAATCTTAGGTCACTTATTCTTTTATCTCCTCTAGCAACATCATTAATTATTGTTGTAGTACATTTTTCTAATCTTAATTCTAATAATTTTTTACTAAGTTCAATTCTATATTGCTGCTCTGTATATTCTTTTTCTCTTCCATAGTTAAATAACTTAGAATTTAAATTACTCAACTCTTCCTGTGCTTTTCTGATTGTATCCATTATCTCCTGTGGATTCATTCTTCACCTCTTCTAAAATGGTGAAGCACTATAATCTACTGGTGTTATATTATCCTCATAATCTTGATTCATATCTGGAAAGTTATTAGATCCTTGGCAATCTTGATTATAAGTATTAGGTTTTGCACCCATAAATTCTACACTATCCACTACAGCTTCTAATGTATAATGTTTAACTCCATCTTTTGTATAGCTTCCACTTTTCATATGTGTTTCTAGTTGTATGCCTTGTCCTTTTTCAAAATTATTTGCTATAAATTCTGCTTGTACACCAAATGCTACAAATGGTATAAAATCACTATCATATTGACCAGTAGTTTTATTTTTAATCTTTCTTCTTACTGCAACAGTATTTTTTAATACTGCTACACCACTTCCTTGAACATATGTTAAATTAATATCTCTGACTATATTTCCTGTATATATTGCCTTGTTCATTATTTTTCCTCCTAAATCTGTTGATTAAGCCATCTTTTACACACTTCATATTTATTTATTCCTTTACATTCTAGTGCTAAATCACACAATCCAGCACATCCGTTACCTCCCCCAACACCAGTACATCTATCACAGAAAAACCTTGCATATTCATCTATATTGAGTTGTTTAATAAAATCAATCATTTTCCCATTTAAATAACTTGGTGCTTTCTGTTCAACTATTTCTCCAGTTGTTGAATTTACTGTTCCCAATTCTTCACTTTTATTTGTGTCCAAAACGGACACATTTTTATCTTTTATATCTTTAGACTTAACAGCTTCTCCGTTAGAAATCTTTTTAGCAATTTCGTGTTGATCCTCTTCTGGTAACTTACTAGCTTCATAAGCTCCTGTTATTCCTAAGTCACCATTTTTAAATTGTTCTTTAATCTCTTCTGTTAAATTTTTAGCTATACTCTCCATTCTAGCTACTTGGGTTGCAGATGTATTTAATATATCTGCAACAATTTCTCTAACTCTTCCTGATAATTTTTCTTTCTTTTTGTACTCAACAAGCAGCTCTTTTAATTTCTCTGCTTGTTGAGTTTTTTCCCAATCAGTTAATTGCCTTGCTGTAGAATTAGTTATTAATAATAATAATTTGTCTTTTATAGAATCTTCCTCATTTTCCACCTTACATGGTGCATATCTAAATTGTTCTTTACCTTCTCCATATAGCCTTTTTAATGCTAAATACCTTCTATGCCCTGCTATTATTTCATACTTATCATTTTTTATTTTTTTAACAACTAGATTTTGTTGAACTCCAAATATCTCAATAGAATCTTTTAATTCTTTTAAATCCTCTTCTTTTGTAGAGTAAAAATTTTCTTCTGATGGAACTAAATCATCAATATCTATTTGACTAGTTCTAAATTTAATAGATTTTTCTATATTATTTATTTTGCTATCTTTAGAGTTATTGTTTAATAAATCTAGCATATTAAACTTAGCCATGTTATCCCCCCTACTCTACTGTATCTAAATATTCCTCTACTAAGTCAATATAATCTCGTGCAGCTCCACAACTTTTCGAATACTCTACTATAGGTAAATTAGCAAATGTGCTTTCATCTACTTTTACTGTTCTTCTAATATGTGTTTTAAACATTGGGTATTTATCATTATTATTTAATAACTTTTCCCCTTGTGTATTAACCTTATTTCTAGCAAATTGAGTTACAAAACATCCTTTTAGTGTTAGTTCAGAATTCATTTCTTTTGCATTTTCTATTTGTTCTGTAAGTTCTTCCATTCCATCAAATGCGAACTGATCTATTTTAATAGGAATGAGAACATCATTTGATGAAACTAATGCATTAATAACACTAATATTTATATCTGGAGGATTATCTATAATGCAATAATCATATTCCTCTTCTATCTGTTTTAACGCTTTTCTTAACCTATATTGCTGTGGTCGTCCAACATCCATAATCACATCTAAGTTAGCTTTAAGTAGATGCATATTTGCTGGTATTAAATCTAAATTTTCATATTGTGTTGGAACAATAACATCTTCTATATAAATGTTTTTATCTGTCATAACATTAGCAATACTTAGTTCTTCTGCATCATGCATATTAAAAAACTTTGTTGTATTGCCCTGTTTATCATTATCAATTATTAAAACTCTTTTATCATGTACAGTTGATAAAATATGAGCTATATTTATACTACTTATAGTCTTAGCAACTCCACCTTTTAGGTTTATAACCGAAATAACTCTCATAATTAAACCTCTTCTCTAATATTTAATTTTTTTAATAACTCTGGATTCTCCCACTTGTTACCTAAAATTATGTCAATTGCAATTTCATCAAATAATCTTTCTGACCTTTGCTCAATCTCATTTACAATCCACCATGCACATTCATCAAATTTAACAACTCCTGTTATATCATTTCCTCCAAGAACTTCATATTCTCGCTTTATAATATAGCCATCATATATTTCTGTGCCTTTAATATCATTCTTATTTGTATATTGTAATGGAATTAAATATTTATTCTTTGTTGTGCCTTCTATAAACCCCTTATTACTAAACGACTGTACTCCTTGTCCATTAACATCTATACAACAATTAATATTTTGAATAATCTTATTAATCTTAGTATCAAATATCTTAAATTTAAGTATTTTACTCATTTACTTATCCCCCTAATTTAATATCTTCCATAACCTAATCTTCTCTCAATTCTTTTTCTATTTGCCCATAAATGCAATGAAGCTTGTACTTTCCCTTCTCTTTCTGCCTTTCTTCTTCTATCTATATCATTAACTGTTTTAATTGCTAATTCATGTGGTGTCATTTTCTTATATTTCATCTTTAACCACTTCCTTTACAACTGTTTTAGGTTGCTTAATATAATTCAATAAAACTTCTGCTGCTTCTCTCCATCCATAACAAACCTCAACTAAATAATTCTGTTCTTTCAAATCCCTTATCCATTGTTTTTGATTATCAGATGTTTTATTTTTACCAACTTTAAGTTCTATATATAAACCAAAATAACCACCACGACCACATGGTAAAACTACATCTGGAACTCCAGCTTTTACACCCTGTCTTTTTAATCCTACCGCTGTCCTCTTATCTCTTTTCCCACCATTCGGAACATGATGTAATAACTTTAACTCTTCAAATTCTACCTGTTGATATCCAGCCCATTGGAATAAACAAGTTTGTTCTTGTGATTCTGTCATAATTCATCACTCTCGCTTTCTCATTATTACTCGAATATATACACCTGGAGATTCCTCACTGTAATATGACTCATGATCTTTATAGATTAAATTAGGATACTGTTTTTCAAATATTTCTTTAAAAATATAAGGTTGACTAATTAGATTTAATGCTCTTTTCCGTGTAAAACCTGTTCTGCTTGTACTAATTTTAGGTTTTTTTAAATTTCTTGATGCACTCCATCTTTCCGGACCTTGATTTGCTATATATTTTGCCACTCCAGTTAATTCAAAGTCGTTAGGTTTCAATCTTTTACAATCTGCTCTACCCTTACCCCATAAATCTTCTGCAACATCTCTATCCATCTTATTTATAATCAAATGATGATGAATTCTTATTTTTTTACTTTTATCTGGATTTTCTTCAAATCCAATCGAATATATATATTTAAGTTCATCCATTCCATTTTTCTTTCTATAATGCTTTAATCTTCTTATATAATTCTGCATATCTCTTCTTGCTGTTTTTTCATCTGGCAAATATCCATCTTCATATGTCACTGTTATATATAAATCTTCTCTTCCAAAGTTAGTATTTATTAATCTAACTACTCTCTTCTTAGAATTTTTATCATTCAGATTCTTTTGTGATTTTTTACTCTCAACTCTATTCTTATTTCTAGGTATATCATGCTTACATTTCCATACTGGATATATTTCTAGTTCTACTATCTTTCCACTTGTTATCTTTTTTCTCCAATATACATAATTCTGATTTATTCTAAGATCTTCTATTAATTCTTCCTTTGTTTCTTCTCTTAATAGTCTGTTATATATATTCTCATACTCATAATCTCTCTTATTAATTTTCATATATACCTCTTTAGTGTTGTTGATTTATTAATACCCATTACAAGGTCGTATAGCAGTCCTGAACTGCTTAAAAAAAATTGACACTAAATTGATATGAGATTATAATTAAAGTAAGTTATTTACATATCAATTTGAGAATGTGCTTTTTGCTTGCTGGCTTAGCACATTCTTTTTTGTGTCTTAATTTATTAAATTTATTTATTGTTTTTATCTCCTTTTACTTATGGTAGAATTATGTTGAAAGGAGGTGTTTATTTATGTCTAATATTTCCTCTAAATATACTCATCTAATGGCTGCTGAATTATTAATTGATTCTCAAAATAATACTAATGATAAAATTCATAATGGTATTCTTTTATTAACTAATTTTGGATTTGTATATGGTAAAATCCAAAATGTAGATCAAAATAATACAACCAGTGTTGCTAATTTACTTCTTACAACGAGAAGTAAAATTAATGAAAATTATATTAAAGATGGCAATAAATTAACAAATGATGGTTCTGTTATCGTACTTAATGACGCTGTTGTAAAATATAGCAATAATATCACTTTGAATATGAAAGAAATAATTATTTTTGTAGATCAAATTGTTGGTTATTATCCTGTAGATTTATCATCACTTGATCCACAATTGATTTAGTAATAGTTGAACCATCAATGTGAATATTATTTTTCTTAATCTGCTCTTGAACTGATACTTCAAGAGCAGTTTTATTTTCATTTTCTTTCATAACACCTTGGATAATAGAAATACTATCATCCACATAGCTATCAACTTGGTTATTTCCAGTTGTATCTATACATCTAAGATTCATTAATATTTCCTCTAATGCTTTTTTATATTTGCTTTCCATAAGTGCTCCTTTCATTAATACATTTATCTAAATTTTGACTAGCTATTAAAGCTTCTTTAGAATTACATCCATATTGTTCAATTTTTTTATACATAATTTCTCTTAACTCTTCAATCTTATTATTCATAAATTATCCTCTCTAAATTTGTTCTACATATAATTTTTATTTCAATTGATCTTGTTTTTTCTTTTGTACTTTTACAGTAACCTTTACATTTTCTCTTTTAGAAATTATTAAAGCTATTGTCTCAAAAAATCTTTCCATATTAAACATTTAGTAAATCTCCCCTCTTTATTTCTTCTATATTAATTCTTGTATATTTTCTTATAATGTACTTATATTTAATTCACCCTCTTGCCTTTCTCCATTTGTTTTGCAAATTTGTATCCATCTATAAAGCTTTTAAAATCTTTTTGTTCTTCCATATTAAGTGACTTTATAAAGTCGAATATTTCATCTACTTGTGGTTTTTCTTCTTTTTTTAAAATAACTTGCATAATTTTTCCTCCTTATGTTTACTAAAACTTCTACCAACTTACATACTCAAACTGAAAACTACTGGAAGTAGTTGTTATTGTATTTTTATGTTACATTGACACTTTATTACGTATCATTGTTACGGTGTCTTTGATTACATTATACGTGTCAATATAACCTTTGTCAACACTTTTTAACTATAAAAGGTTGCAAAGTTGACAAATTAATGTTATCATTTTCTCAAGGAGGTGATAAATTTGAATGAAAGACTAAAAATTTTAAGAGAATCTCTCAATATTAGTCAAGAAACTTTGGGTGAAAAAATTAATGTGACACGTTCACATATTTCATCAATAGAAAAAGGTAAAAGATCATTAACGGATAGAATAATTGCAGACATTTGTAGAGAATTTAATGCTAATGAAGATTGGCTTCGTAATGGTACAGAACCTATGTTTGTTGAACCTGATACATTTTCATTAGATGAATACGTAAAACAAAAAGGTGCAACTGATTTTGAATTAAAAATAATAAAAGCTTTTTTTGAAATGGATCCAGAAATAAGAAAAGCTGCTACTGAGCAATTCAAAGCTAGCTTATCTAAATCATCTAATGATAATGAACTTGCAGCTACTAAAGAAGAGGTTTCAAATTCTATAGATGCTGAAGTAGAAGCATATAGACAAGAACTTGAAGCTGAATCAAAAGGGGAAATATTGTCAGCTTCAGGAAAGCGAAAAAACGCTTAATAAAAATAAATTCATATTAATTATATTATTTCAGCTATTTACACGTGTTATAACACGTGTTATAATTGTATTGTAAGGAGGTTTCCTTATGAAATCATATTCTTCAAGGGAAATTATAAAAATACTTACATCTGATGGTTGGTATGAAGTAGCTTGTGTTGGTGATCATCATCAATATAAACATCCTATTAAAAAAGGAAAAGTTACAATTCCACATCCTAATAAGGATTTGCCAATTAGAACTGTAAAAAGTATTTTTAAACAAGCAGGGATTAAAATAAATTAA